AGTACAATCAAGACCATTTTCATTAAAAAGATTACATAGGTTAATAAATGATGTCGTAGAACCACCAGGATTAGACCAACCACTAATAATTTTAATTTTACCCATTTTTCCAGCCTACATTAAACTTAACGCCATCCCGAAGCTCCTTAGGGAAGATAGAAAAACACTCCTCGTATAAACTTAGACGATGCTTAACAACCTTGTTAATATCAAAATACTCCTCAGTAATTTTATGTAAATTTTCACCCATTCTCTTGCGTAGTTTATGATCTTTAGTTATTTTGGTAAGAGCCTTTACCCACTCACTCCTAGGGGCATCATGTTCAATTAAAAACCCAGTCTCCCCATTAACTATGGTTTCATCATAACAACCAACATTAGTAGCAACTAACGGAATTTTATACCTACCGCACTCTGCTACCTTAATCTCAGACTTACTATCATTAAAATTATTCATTTGTAGAGGAGCAATAGCTACATCAACATTAGCATATAACCCGCCATAATTATTTGGGGGTAGTGCTAAATGAATCTGCCAATTCTTAGCTCCCTTAAACCCTAATAACATTAATCGTTTATAATTATCCCAAACCTCATGTTGCCAATCCTTCTTCGCACCTGGGGCTAACGGTGGGGCACCATAGAAGTCCCATTTAATATTTTCCCTCCCCACCCTACTNTTAACCATCCCAGGAACACCCACAAACTCTTTTACATCTTCTTCATGATGAATGCCCCCTGCCCAACCAACCCGNACTANTTTCTTTCTCTTGGGAGTAGTTTTAGGAACATTCCAACAAGGAAGCATATAATCAATGGAATTTTTTACTACAGCTAAAACCCCTCCGCAATACTCTTTAATTCTTTCAGCAAACTTTCTTTGCGTAACAGTTACAAGATGAGAGTGAGAATATACAAACTTAGTTATGTCACTAAGACCCTTTTCCTTATACACATTTTCAAGCCTGTGGCCTTTATATAAATCTGTCAAAAGATCATCGGTATCAAAATGAATAAATTTCCCAAACTTCCTACCCTTACCTACTACTCTAGCAGTATACTGTCCCCCAAAATTACAGATATTATTAATCATAATAACATCTGCCCACTTCATATCTTCAAAGTCCCAATCAGGAATCCAATGCCCAGTACTAGTATCTAAGCCTAAGGGATTTTTATTAAACCGAACCTCTACCTTATCTGGGTAGAGTTGCTTTAACTTTTCATAAGGCATAAGACAACGGTAATAAGCGCAGCCNCCCTCATTTGCNGGGACTACTAAAATCTTTAACTTATCACTCATTTTGTCATAGCNCCTGCCGCCTTTTTTATAGAAGAGACTACTTCTTTATAAGGCTCTCTAACTAATAGAGGATCTTCTAAATGCCTAAGATACATAATAGTAGAGTATTCTTTTCCTGCGCTATCCCGATATCTGTAAACCCTGGAAATAGTTGTAATATTTAGAAGGATATCATAAGGCTCGGAACCTACTAATTGAGGCACACCTGTCTTCTTATCGAAGGCGATGTCTTGCACCCGAAACTCTGAAAAAGAGGCGAATTCATCCCCCTTAAAGGTCGCAAGCTTCTTCAATGGACCAAGACTAAGGGATCCCCCCTGGACTGGATACACAGCAGAAAGCATGATTAAAATGCCCAGTACTAATCCTCCAAAACCCAATGTTGATTTAATTTTTTGCTTCATAATTATAAGTATAAAAAATAAGAAGAGGTTTATTAACCTCTCCTTATTATAGTTGTTTACTCAGGAGATTTTATTCTTCTTCGTATTCTTCCTCTTCGACCCAAGCAGCTTCGGTATTTTCCGAAGAGTGGGTCATCCCCAGGGCAGCAGTAACACTAGATACAGCACCCCCAAGATCCACATTCTTATCCAAGGGCATAACAGCCTTAAAAGCGTTAACATAGTGCTTGCGCTTTCTTACGAATAGAAGAGCTAAAAGAGCCTCCCACCCAGCTAGACCAGGAACAAATGTTTTTGCGATATGCATCCCAGCATCAAAAGCNGTTGCGATAGCAGTATCACCAAATTCTCCCATGAAGGGAATATGTGAGGCATCGCCACTAACTAGATCAGACTTAGGAGCAATCACTACTTCCATACCCTCAGGAATCATATCCCGAATTTCTTCGGGCAACTCACTAACGGGGACTGGTGCGGCAGTAGAACCTTCTACTACATTATCTGCGGTAGTAACTACCATCTCTTCTCCACCAAAGAAATCACTAACAGCTTGGCAGGAAAAGAGACCAAAGGCTAGTACCGATGCAACAATAAATTTTTTCATAATTAAGATTTAAGTTTTGAGAGGTAGTCATCGTCGGAAACATTATCTCCAGACTCCGTATCAGGAATTGATCTACCTTTTGTAGAGGGGAGAATACTTTCCGAAATCTCCTTCGCAAATTCATACTCCTCTAATTTTACTAGCCCATGAATATCATGAAGGCTATCCATCCACACAGCAAATTCTTGCTTTGTTCCAGCTTCCGAAGGCTTTGGGCGAGGCTGAGACTGGTCGTACTTGGGCCAGCCGCCATCCATTACCTTATGGATCTTGAAATCATGTCCGACAGTAGGATCCGTAATATCCCCATAATCCTCGTCGAGCATAGCTCCAATAATTTTCTTGAAAAGAATTACCCCGATAGATAAAATCTTAACATCACCAGTCTCACGATCTACTACATTTAGGTAGTAACGAGAGCGGGGCTTAATTTGACGAGCAGTATCTTCATCTTCTTTACTGCCTGTCTTCCAAAGAGCGTAATAAGTATCACAAACAGGACAAGCCTCCCCGTGAATTTTACGACAATGGAAGTTTCTAATATCTCCATTAGCATTCTTAATGCGATGGATTTTAGTTTCTGCGTAAAACAGGCTATCTTCATCTTTACCAGGAAGGATGCGAATAACATTAGTTCCGTCCTTAACGGCGAAAAAGTTAGAAAGGAAATCAGTATTCCCCGTCCCGGTCTTGCTTAGTTCATTGTGTTTTGCTCTTAGAGCATCTAGATCAATAGTCATTTAGTTCTCCTGTTAAAATAAGTTGATAAGTTTCGTAGGGCTATTATAGTCACCCCACAATAATATTTACGAATAAAGTTTAATTTCTGCTCTCCTATTACTAGAAAGCTGCACTAATGCGTTTGCTTTGTGGTCTAACGAAGACACTAGACCCTTAATTAATTGATATTTCTCAGAAGCTTTGTATGATTTTAAACTAAGATTTTTATAATCCTCTTGAGACATAACAAAATCGTCTAAATCCTTGGCTGTAGCCTTTTTACCTGAGGATCTACTAGTATCAGCAAAACCCTTCCTTTTAGATGCCATGTATTGAGTTAGTTCTAAACTAGCAGTATCTAAATCCCGCTTACTCTTGGCTAAAAGTCCTGCCCAATGGGCGTATGATGTAGGAAGCTTTTCAAGCTCCCCCTCAATATTGTTTCTATCTATATCTACAATAGCATCACTAATAATAATAAAATTATCCCAAGTTAAATCATTGTAGGCCAATATTAGTTGCTCTGCTTTACTCATAATAATCCTCAAATAATAATTTCCATAATTCCGGGTTTAAATGTTTAAACATTAGCATGGATCTACAGCAGGACTCTGTAATAAACTCATTTGATGTAGTAAGAACATCCTCATCCTTATCATGGTCCCCGCCCAAACCAAAAGTTTCTAATAAAGCGTGACATACTTCATGTATTATAGTTGGGTGCGCCACATTGTCGGTCATTGTTTCTTCTAAAGTTATAGCATTCTCATTAAAGTCTGTAGTCCCATAACATTTGGTGCCATCAGTATCTTTTAGATTTTTTTTAAGACTAAAAGAAAATTTTGCCCACCCAACATTAACATGAGTAGGAAGATTTGATAATAATTTACTCTTCATCTTCCTCATCAGCCTCCCTAATTCTTAAAGTTGAATAATCAACAGACAAAGGAACTATAAATCTTTGCCGACTATTTCTAGACTTCATTACATATAAGCGCATTGTTCCATTATCAAACTCTTCCTCAGATTGATTAAGAGATACGGAAAAATCACAAGTTCTAATTTTACCATAAGCATCTGCTAGTTGAGAATCATCAATAATTTTTACCGACCTGCCCTGCCTGTTAGTCTGCGTTGCCGTCCAAACTAAACACTTCTTCTCTACTGCCAACCCGCGCATCTCTTCGCTAATTCGTTGCTGGGCTTGATACTCGGCCATTCCTTCAGAGGTGGGGCGAAGCAGTTCCATATAATCAACAATAATTACATCTGGGGAAAAATCCTCATAGTTTTTAAGTTGTACCAACAAAGCTCTAACAGTATTAATAGTAGCTAATCCTGTGGGGAACTCTTTAATCACCAGCTCCCCACCAGAAAAAGTCTCCTTAAATTTACTAAGCCTTTCTTTAAGTTGTGGTTGACTATAATTTAATTTTACTTGAGGAATCAAAGACATAATAGAATCAAACCTCTGAGCAATCTTATCCTCACTCATCTCCAAAGATATGTATAAAACCTTTCTTCCCTCCATCAAAGATTCTACCGCTTGATTTACTAAGAATAACGATTTTCCTACAGAGGGGGGAGCTACTACCATAGCTAACTCCTTAGCTCCCAAACCCCCCTCAAGAACANTATTCAATGAAGGTGAGATAGTTCTATACTTCTTCCCAGAATCCTTTGTTAACATACGCAACCAACGATCAGACACAGAAGTAAAATACTCTTGTCCAATGTCTACATTACGACTAACAGTAAGGGCTTTTCTTACCAAAGGCTCAATCTCATCAACACGGTCCTCTTTTAGTAAGAGAATACCGTCTGATATAGCCTGCTTCATAGCCTCGTTTCTAGCAAACTTTTCAATGATATCTAAGAAGTACTCTGGGTTGTCCACAGAGGAGGTATCAATGTTATTGATCCGTACTAACTCATCATCATAATCAGATAAGTTTTCTGATCTAGTTGTTTCTTTTCTTGCCTCCTCTAAGATAAATTCATCTGTAGGGAGTTTGTGGTACTTTTCATAATAACCCTTAACAATCGTAAATAACTTTGAGTGTACTGGGAACTCAAAATAATCAGGTTTTATAAGGGTTACAATCTCCTGATAAAAATCAGGATCAGATTTAACAAGATACAAAATCCCCTGTTGAATCTTTTCGCTAAATTGGTAGGTCATTAGGTTTTTCGTTAGAGTTGTTCGTTATTATAGTTTATCTCGGTCTAAATTTTCTCGATGCTTATTTACAAAATCCTTAGCCTTTTCTGCCTGCTGGCCTTGTTCCTCTACAGTCTTTCTTTTGGCTACACCTTTTTCCGCCCAGTAATCAACATTTATGTCCATTCTAGAATATTGTTTTGCGGAGTCCCCCGACTCAATTCTATCTTTTGATCCCTTAATAGCACCCTCATAGAATTCATCAATATCCTGGTTACTAGACCTATCATAAATTCTAACTTCTTTGTCATGACCAAAGAATCTGTGTTTGGTGCTGTGCCACCCAGTACCCTTAAAATGTAATCCTTGACTACCTACCATTCCCTCCCACCAACGCTCACACACCTTTTCACATCTTGGGCAGGGTGATTTGCTAGGAGCATCTTTCATAGCCCACTCTTCCTCCCAAACTATTTCACAGTCTTTACACACAAAATCATAATCAGCCACTAACAACCTCCTCCTGTCAAAGAACACATAGATCCATCGGTCACAGCCTCCTCAACACCAGAAAATAAATATTTCTTAATATTCTTTTCTGTAGTAGGAATTGCCTCTAAAGGCTCATTCCCCTTAGATCCGGCCCGATAAACAGTTAGTCCTTTTATATAGGGGAAATAATCTAACGCCAAAGAAGAAATATCTTCATGCGTAGTTTCTTTTGGTAAATTAATAGTTTTTGAAATACTGGAGTCAATATATTTTTGAATAGTGGCCTGGACTCTAATGTGGTCCTCAGGAGAAATGTCATAGGCACCAACAAAACTATCTAAAGGCAGTCCCTTACTATACCACTCACTAAATAAGGGGTCTAAAACAACAGCCTCCTTCCTAACTCCCCCCTTAAAATATCTCCTTAGATACATAGGAGAGAAAATTGGCTCAATCCCAGAGGATACACCCATAAGCATAGAAACAGTCCCGCAAGGCGGAATAGTAAGCATCACCGCATTACGAATCCCGTGCTTTTTAATAAGCATTCTAATCCGCGCAGGAATAGTTTTTGCAAAAACCTCAGCTAAGTATTTCTTATAATCAAACTCAGGGAAAGGTGACTTATCTCTAGCTAAGTAAGTACTTTGCTTATAAGCTTCATCTCTAATAGTAGAAAACAATCTTTCTAAAAACTCTAAACACTTCTCACTTCCATAAGTAATGCCCAGTTTAATTAACATATAATGTAACCCAGTTACTCCCAACCCAATTCTTCTAGATCTATGCCCAACNGTCTTACATTCCTCTANAGGAAAGAAATTAATTGTAAGAACATTATCTAAAAACCTAATCCCAGCCCTAATAGTACGAGCTAGTTTTTTCCAATCTAAATCTAAACCGTCCTCTAAAACCATGTTAGATAAATTAACATTACCCAAGCAACAATTACCATAAGAAGCTAAAGGAATTTCTCCACAAGGATTGGTAGCATCAAGCTTCTCAAAATAAGAAACATTAGTGTAAGAGTTAGCAGCATCAATATTAAATATTCCTGGGTCGCCCACTTCAACTGAATTCTCCCAAATTTGATTCCATATATCTTTTGCTTTAAGAGTTACTTGCTTTACCAAAGAAAAGGTATCACCCCAATTCACCTTATAAAAATTTTCTGCTATAGCTAAAGCGCAGTCAGCGTCTATGGCAGTAACAAATATTACCTCTGGGTCATGACCCTCACCCTCCCTAGTAAGTTCGTAGGTATAATAATTTTTATTATTAAAGGTAAAGTACCACTCCTCATCTAATTCAACTGCTTCTAAGAACCTATTAGTAACCGCAATAGAAATGTTAAAATTATTAAGCTCGTTCTTATTTAATTTAGAATCTAGGAAATCAAGGAGGTCTGGGTGAGTAACATTAAGAATACCCATCAAGGCCGTTCTCCTATTCTTCCCAGCCTTAACTTGATCCCCTATCTGATTTACCAACTTAATAATTGATACTGAGCCTGGGTGAGAATTTGGATCGTTACCAATATCCTCCCCTTTAGGTCTAATATTAGAGAAATTAAGACCTACTCCTCCACCAGCACAGGAAATTCTATAAACATCGTCCAAAGTTTTTCCAATTGATTGTACAGTATCGTCTGGATTAACACAAAAGCAATTTAGTAAGTTGTGTCTACCTGATGCCCTACCAGCCCCATAAATAATTCTACCTCCAGGAATGAAATCCCCAGTAGATATAGCATTAAAAAAAGCCTTCTCTACTTTACTCTTATCGGCATCCTTCTCAGCAGAAGCCACAGTTCTAGCAATTACTCGCGCACGATCAGACCAAGTTTTTTCGCCAGGATAAGCGTAACGAGACTCAAAAATATCTTGCCCAAGCGCGTCTAATTGTTTCTGTGCCATATTTTATTTCCTTAGTATTTTGGATTCCCCAGAGGTCTTTATCATAGTAATTCTGGGGGCGGAATCTAGTAGAGTTTTTAAACTTTTATTATGAGTTATTAAGAATATAGTCTGATTCTTCTTCAATTCCTGTAGTAATAGGTATAGTCCTTGGAT